GTTACGGTAAACAGCAACCTGCTTAAAGGGTCTGCTTGATATGTCAATGACGTTAAACGTAGAGTAATCTTGTCCCCTACCTTTCGCCACGTCCACACACATAACGTACTGAGACCCCTTACGAGGTTCATCGTACACAAGCAGGTCTCCACCCTCAAGTATTCTCTTTGGACGACTTGCAACCAGACTCAGTAGATGCTCTGGGTTAATGAGCGTGTTGCCTGTACCAAAGAATGTGTTACCAAATTCTTGGTCAAACTGGATCTGTGAGGAGTTTGCAATGGTCTGTTCTTTCCACTCTTCGTCTCGGCCAGGTACGTCCCACCAGTCAACACGGAATGGTTTGTATTCGTTCACCTGTTGCACCGCGCCTTCCCAAATCTTATGGAATGGGTTTCCGATACCATTAGCAGTAGAGGTGATGATAACCTTGGTGTCTTTACCAGAAGAAACTACAGGATAAGTCGAGGTGTAGAAGGTGGCAGCATTTTGAACGAAAGCAAATTCGTCCAAGAACAAGAGGTTCACTGACTGTCCTCGAATAGAAGAACCAGAGGTAGCAGCAGCAAATATCTTTGAGTTGTTACTGAAGTCAATGTTGTTCTTGTTTAACGCCTTTCATCCAGGTTGCAAATAGGACGGTAGGTTCTCCAACATCCGAGTTAACCGCGATAGGATTTCCTTTGACGGGGGGTGTTTGTTCGCTACGATTGCGACATTCTTTTCTGGATGAAAGAGCGCATACCAAAGAAGGTATGCAACAGAGGAGATAGACTTACCAGACTGACGACAAGCAAGTACGACAGAGAAACGGTTGTCGTTGAAGTGGTCGAACATCTTCTCCTGATATGGATACAGGTCGAAGTTCACAAGACCTTTATCAAGGTTAATTACTTTGAGATGTTCTCTTGCGAAGTGTGCGGGGTCTGCCATACACTTGGCATATTCTGCTACTTTCTCTTGGGTCCAATCTTCTTCAACGCCATCGCGTTTTATGTGCGGGTTGCCGAGATATGATGTATCAGTTTTATTCTTCGTCGTGTCTATGATCGATTGCGTCATGATTAGAACTCACTTCCTTTTCGTTAATATCTTTTAACATTCTCTGCAATTCAGTTGTAGATCCAACGAAGACATTGTTAGTTGTAGTGCCATGAGGCAGCGCAGCAGTTGTTGGTGCGTCTACTTTGTCCAAGTCTTTTTTCTGCTTTTGCAGGGTAAGCAGTTGGTTGGATACGTCTGCGGTATCCTTAATGAGTTTGGCAAGAACCTCGTATGCTCTTGGATGTTCTGATGCCTTTGCGACCTCGAGCATTTCCTCTACACCGTCACGACCTTTACAGATCATATCGTATAGAGTTTCTCGGGCGAAGTCGAAATCGTTGTCTTTATCAGAGTCACTCATGCCATTAACTTTCCTTGTTGATGCAGAGTATATATAGTCGCTTCACCACAGTCAAATGCTATGGCAGCACTTGCCCTGTAGTTTCCGTTGTTCTCGTATCCGTGGACCTTCTGCGAATCAGCGACATAACAGGGCGACCACTCTACTTCGGCAACCTTTGTATGTCCCGCTTCGTTATAGTATTCCAGAGGTGCCCATTCTTCAGCATCGTATGGGGTTAGGGGCAGGAACATTACCGCCTTTCGGTATTCCCTGAAGTGTTCCCAATCTTTATGCGGTGACATGAACCCATAAGGTTGAGACCCCTGCAATATTATGTATGCTATGTGCTCTTGTGCCTCAGGGTGGATCATATCCCAAAGTGTCTTCAACTCGGGGGTATGCCAGTTCGAAACGTATGACGTCCCCTCCACCGCAGGGCAGGAGTCTATCTTGTTGATTGTATACAAGACATCTTCTATCGACCTTGATTTGTCAAAACGGTAAACGATCTCAGGGTTTATTGCATGCGACATGTCGGGGGCGACGTTCTCTATTTTAGATTGCTCTATAAGAGTGTTCCTCAAATCTTCCGATAATGTCACTCCCTCAACATGGAAGAAGTAATCTGGTTTACGTGGTTGTGTAGTCATGTGGCACAAATTGGTCGCTATCAAGTATATCGGTGACTATAGTGTAGTCAGAGTCTGGACTCACTGGTTGCGGGTTAGTTTCTACCCGAACCGTCTCAAGGTATTTATCCGAGTCTGCTGCATTGACATCCATGTTATAGAGGTCCATATCGATACGATTAATGAGTTCGCCTTCTGCTGCCTTTGGACCGTAGAAAGAAACTTTCATATCAAACGAAAGGGTGTATATGATAGTCCTTCTTGCTTCCATGGCACCCTCGAAGTCGTCGGTAAAGGTCACAGACTGAAGGATTACAGGAACGTCTTCCACAATATCAACTTCGTCGACTGGTTTAACCGACAGAGTATATTGGGGTGCGAAGTATGGGAGTATTTGCTCGACCACTTGTAGGGCATCATCATGCTGTTTGGCATAGATGCTCATCTCAAATGTTATGATGTATGGAGTTGCTGTGTAGAACTTTTGACCCTTGCCAGATTCGGATCCAGGTTTACAAAAGGAATTCATTTTTGGTAACTGGCGGTTGGCGTCGTATTGTATGTTGACGATCTCGAAAGACATACGCGGCAACTTGATAGCGAGTTGCCTCTCGTTATCTTCTCCGTTGTTCATCTCTGCAATACGCTCAAGGAACTTGCGCTGAGGTGCATATGCCAGAGGAACTTTCATCTGGTCATAGACAGTGTCACCATGCTTGCGTATGATGTAGAGGTTGTTAAACATCGAACCGAAGATAGCAACCGAACGACGAACCCTTTCATTATAAAAGTGTGTACCAAACATCAGTTAATGTCTCCGAATGGGTTTGACTCGCTGAAGTCAAGGAACTCAAGGGCAGAAACGTCGAACGAAGATACTTGTTCGTCTGCCCCACCTGGACTTGCTGGTTGAATTTCTTGTAACTCTTGTATGACAGTCGGGAAAGTCTTTGCGCCCGAGGTGTCGCCAACGATGAGTTTGTTTGTGGCGAAAGACTTATATTCGCCAGCAGTGTTACCTACGTGTGCAAGGCGAAGTATGTTGCCGCCGAGTCCAGCGTCTGAATCTTGCCAGTGTACAACCTCACCCGTTACATTGTATGTAGGGAAAGTTTGTGTGACTGTCTCACCTATCTGGTAACCAACAGAGGCAGAGTCGGTATTGATCTGCCATTGGTACGCAGCGAACTCAGGTATGTCATCAATCTCTTGGACACCAGTGTCGAAACGAGCGTTGGTGAACTCAAACAATTCGCAGCGTAGACGGAAGACTGGCAGTTGCCCTAACTGGTAGAATGGATTCTCGTCTTCTACCTTAGATATCTCGAACGTAGAACCAGAGAGTGGCAAGTGAATCAGGTCGCCTTCACGTGGGCGATAATACTTTGTGTCCTCGGAGGACTGATACTTACGTATCTCGTTGTTCCAACGGCGGCGGGCAAGCACCAAAGTGGCAGCGTCGCGTATCTCTACACCGAACTTTTGAAAGAGATCCCCGTCCCCGTCGAACCCTTCTACGTTCTCGATATACATCTCAACAGAGTATGCGTGGTCGAATCTTGATAGAGTCTCGTCGTTGAAGACCATATCACGAGAAACAACTTCACGTGGGAGATAGTATACGTCCTGACCATAGAACTTTAAAGACTCGACAATCAAGTCTTCATACAGGTTCTGCTCGGAACGGACGTTGTGACGGAAATGACGGGAAGTTGCCATGGTTTAACCTACGAACATCGAAGGAGGAATTTCTTGCTCTTCGCGCAACCTTGTGCGCAGTGTTTCAATCTCAGACCTAGCATCATCAAGTATTGCACGACCAGAGATAGTAACACCGCCTGGGAGTTGCATACCCTCAAACTTGGACATGTTCATACCCCACTGCTCTTTGATCAACGCAGTAGTAAAGTCTTTCATAAACATATCGTTGTATACAGCGGAGTGTTGAGTTGGATCAACAGTCTCGTAAACTTCAAGTGCGATGTACTTACCAGCGGTCAACCCACCGTCTTCAATATCGGAAAACAGGTACACTCGGTTTGCACGGCGAGAGAAAGTTATGAGAGGCAGACCGTTAATCTTCATATCAATCAGTTCCATGTACTGCTTGGTTTGTTCGTAGTATGCCAGTCCACCTCCACCGATCATTCCGTTCACGCCCATATCGCTCATGGCAAATTGGTAGTTGAACGAGAAGAAGTTAGAACTGTTAATGATGGCGCTGCTGACAGGGAACATCTTGGTCACATATAAGATGTTGGATGGGACAGTGATATACTTGTTGTCGATGTCAGTTTGAGTCATCTGGTGCTCGTAGTATACACGCTGTGTTGCATCGCCATGAAACTCTTGATATACTTGTAAGGCGTCGTCGACCTTATCTTCTATCTGATCTTCGTCGACGTTGATCTCAACTACTGGTTCGCCGAGGCGACGTAGACAATAGTCGATCAGTCCTTGCCTTGTTGATATGACTGCCATTGTAGGTTTCCTTACACAGTTTAGTTCTATTTATACGTTCAGAAATTGTGCACTGAATCTTTTGCAAGTTGTGGTATGGGTCCAGTCACAAATTCTTCTCTTGTGTATCTCCACTCGAGGAACTCATTTCCCGATACTTCTGAATACTTGCCAGTTGAGATTAGTGGTTTATCTGCAAAGTGGCCAGCGAGCGCGTTGACTCCCTTGTTACCAGCAAATATTCTGCCCCATACACCATCGATGACAGGTTGCCTAAACGCCCAAGTCATACCCTGATACAACAGATAGTTTCGAACCTTTCGTTTCTGATCTTTTGTTAGGTTGGTATGCTTGTAGAATTTTCTCCAGTCAGAGAATACGTTGACCTCTTTCCAACGCTCTCCTTCTACGAGGTCGTCTCTTGTTCGCGGACTACTGTATATGATGAATATGTCGTGATTGTTCATAACCCCAGCGCAGTATTCGGTGCCCTTGGCGTTTCGCCACTTGCCTTGGTGACTCATAAATCGATCGGCACGATCATCCCATTGACTTGTAACAAATTTTATCACAGATGTTGCACCGCCTTCAGTGCATTCTTATAGAAGTCACTTTGCCAAAACTCTTGCCTTGTGTACCGCCATTGGTAGAACCGAACGCCATCAAATGCATACTCGTCTGTAGGTATCATAACAGGAGCAACACCAAGCATGAAGTTTATAACTTTCTCGTTGTTCTCCTCAACCCTACCGTATATTCCGTCGACGTTCATTGTGTTAAATGCCCACGACAACCCAAAGTAAAGACCAAGGTGTCTGCATGCGCGTCGTTGTCTGTGGGTTAGGGATGTTTCTTGGAAGAGTACGTTTAAATCGGAGAAGGTGTTTATCTCTGCCCAGCGTTGTCCAGGAACATATCCGATTCTAATCCGAGGGATGCTGATTATCCAACAAGGTTTGCCGTTGCAGTCAGCGGCGAAGTAATGGTTTCCTGTCGCTCGACGATGCCTTCCTTGTTTCCGCATGAAACTCTCGGCATATTCGTCCCATTCACTGGTTATGAATTTGAGCATTACATCAGTTCAGTAGAGTACCATTGCGGTCATAAACTGCTATACCGTTGAACCCGTCAACCTTGTCGGCGTTGAGGTTTGACACTAGAGTTGTTGAGGTGATAACAAGTGGCGCTGTGCCGTCTGCCAACCCTATAGTGATTTGACCGTCCGTGGACAGTGCTCCGGAGATATCGGCACCAGCAGGAGTTACCCGCATGACCTCTGTTTCGTTGACACCAAACAACAAGTCTCGGTTTGGAGAGTTGGTGTACAAATTCGCGGCATCAGCATTGAGGGCGATCGCAAACG